ATGCATACAGCTGGTAGTACTAAAACTGGCTTAGGAATTGCATCAGCTATATTTTATGAGGATATTAAAGAAGCTTTTGATGAATTATATAAAAATGATTCAGCCATTTCTTTAGAAGATGAAACTATTAAAGTGTGTGATGAAGTTATCGCACAGAGTGCTGAATATAAAGATTTGGAAAAAACAGGGGTTACTATTATAGGTTATAAAGATCATTTTATAGATCCTGAAATTGGTATTAATAAAAAATTTAAGATTACGTTGCCACGTAAATCTAAAATAAGTCATAGTTTAGTTCATGATATAATGAGCGAAGATTATGGCCCTTCATCTGTGGCACCAGCAAGATTGAAACCTTTTGTTAAGGGTGGTATTGTAATTTCCCCTTTATATGAAGGATTAAAAAAGATACCACGTTGTTCTAATATGGTTTCACATCGTGAAATTTGTGATGTTAGTCAACATATGTTTGACTCTATGAAATCATGGCAATCATCTTATAAAGATATGCGTATATTGTCAGATTTTGAAATGGTCAATGGTTATGGTCTTTTAAAAAATTTAGATATGACCACATCTGCTGGATTTCCTTATATTGTTATTGATAATTCTTGTGGTAAAATTCCATATTTTGAAATGATTGGTGGTGACCCTAAACAATATGTTATGGGTCCTATTGTTAAGAGATATGTTGAACACCGAGAATTTTTGGCTAAACAAGGTGTTATTATGGAAACCTTCTTTTTAGATACTTTAAAAGATGAAGTTCGAGATTTGGAAAAAGTTTATGTTGGTAAAACAAGAATTTTCCAAGTAGCACCTATGGATTTTAATATGTTGTTGCGAAAATATTTTGGAACATTTATATCTTTTTGTCATTCAACTTATTTAGAAGGAGAAATGGCTGTAGGTATAAATGCTAATAGTTTAGAGTGGAGTTTTATGATAAAACAACTTATTCAAAACTCTGATGAATTTATAAATGGTGATGGAAAAAATTTTGATGCATCACTAGGACAACAATATATGATGGAAGTATGTGAAATTATTAACCAATTGTATGATGATGGAGAACAAAATGCATTAGTACGTCGTACTTTATTTGCTACATTTTTAAATTCTCGTCATATAGTTGGTAATTTAGTTTATATGGCTAGACAAGGTAATAAGTCTGGTATAGCTTTAACCACTATTTTTAATAATTTAGCTGGAATGTTTGCTATACGTTTAGCCTATTTGCGTAAATATAATTCTTTATATGGTTTTACACGTATGATTTCTGCAAAATTTTATGGTGATGATGATCTTATTTCCGTGAAAAGTGATAAATGTTTAGTTGATAGTATTTTTTATCAACAAGTTTGGAAATATTTAGGTGTAGAATATACAGCTGCAGATAAAAGTGATTTTTTAAAACCATATTATAAATTAGCTGAAATATCTTTTTTACAACGAGGTTTTTATGAAGATAATAAATATCATATCTTCATGCCTCGTTTGTGTTATAACACAATCATGGAGATAGCAAGGTGGAGTGAGTCTGATCCATATAATATGAATGATCAGATGAATCGATTTAATTCGGCTCTACTTGAAATGTCTAATTATGAAGAATCTCAGTTTAGAGATTTACGTAAACATTTCGTAGAGTATATAACTACCTTGCAAGAAATGGGTTTGGCTATAAAAGTGACAGATCTTTTTACGTATAGATATGCCAAGCAGTTAGTGTTTCCAGAAATCTATACACAAAATCCCCTCAGTAAAGAGCATCGTGATCTTCTAGTTCATATTGACAAATGTGAGCAGATGCTGTTGCTCCGAGGCGGTGGTTCCGAATAACTGTCAGGCGTCTTGACCGTGTAATGGGCCGTCAAGAAATGCTTCTAATTAACCAAATCCCATTTCTATTTTACAAAATATTATAAAGTTTTTGCAAACTATAAATGCACAAACAGGCGAAGGAACATCTCGTCCAAAAGTGAAGCAAGTACAACGCTCGCAAAAAATAAAAATAAAACCAAAACAAAAACAAAAATTTTGTTCTGAAGGAGTTCATATTTATGCACAAAGTGGTGATGATAAACCATCTCATTTTGAAGGTGGTGTTACTCGTTTTTATGATGAATCAGTGCCACATCAACCAAATACTGAAGAAAAACAAGCTATGACTGGTATTACACGTATGAAAGCACAAGGTACACCAGTTACTTTTGATAATTTTTTAACACGACCTTGTATTTTGGGTACTACTATCTGGACTGCAGCACGAACAATGCGATCTTCATTATTTAGTTATGATTTACCAACTTCTTTGTTTACATCTTCATTTACTTTGATTGATAAATTAGATAGTATTGCATGGTATGCACCCGATATTGAATTGGAAATACAAATTAATGCAACACGATTTCATTATGGACGTGTTATGATAGTAGTGCGACCCTTTCTAGATTTTTTAGCTGATTCGTATCAAACAGCTGAAGGAGCTAGTTCATGGCCCGAATGGTATCAAATCAGTCCTAATGCACAACAATCTTTAAAAATAGTAGTTCCATATCGACATTTTGTGAGAAAGGTACCTTTGGGTGCTAATTTTGCCGAATTTACGAATTGGGCTACTATTACGGGTTATGTTGCAGCTCCATTACTATCAGCACAAACTGCTACACCACCAGATGTTACTATAACTGTTTATGCAAGATTTATTAATCTTAATATATCATCATATAGTTTAAATTTTGCTATTGCACAATCTGGTGAACAAAATAATGAAATTCGTGAAATGTTGAAAGAGAATGTTACGTCGTTGTTACCTAATCAAATTGGTACTGTGTCTGCACCTATTTCAACATCTTTTAATGTAATTTCAAAGGTTTCAAAAGATGTAGCACAGTTAGCAACAGTTGCAGGTTTATCTAATCCTACAAATCCAGCACCAACTATGGCTATGCAAATTCGACAACCTTTATTTTCTAAATCTAATGATATGCCAAATTCTGTTAATTTGGGTCCAAGTCAAACTGCAAGTTTACAAACAGATTATGCTTTATGTAATGCTACACCTGATGAAATGGATATAGTAAATATTGTTGGTCATCCATCTTTAATACAAACTGGTCAAATAACCAGTTTAAATAATCCAAACGATGATTTGTTTCAGATTTTTTTAAATCCGATGTTAATGTATTATCGTGATTATACACCATTTGTAGATCCAACAGGAACACATCAACCTACACCAATGTATTATATGGCACGTATGTTTACTAATTGGCGTGGTGGTATGAAATTTCATATATCTTTTATATGTTCAGCATTTCATAGTGCACGTGTTCGTTTCTTATGGCAACCATTTCCAGTTAATGGGTTACCAGAAACTTATTCAGTTGGGCAAACTACATCTTCTTATAATATATTGATGGATATTAATAAACAAACTGATTATTCTATCTATGTTCCATATGACCAATGTGTTGAATGGTTAAAAGTTGCAACTGATTTTGGAACTGGACCTGCTATGAATTGGTGTAATGGTATAGCTAGTCTTATTCTGCAAACACATTTAACATCTAATACAGATGTAGTTCAACCTATTTATTATCAAATTTTTTGTAGTATGGCTGATGATGCACAATTTGCTGCACCTAATCTAGAATCATTAGCATTGTATGGTAATCCATTGTTATCAGAACCAGCAAGTTTACTGTTAGATGATGAAGATGACGATACTTTGGTTGCACAGGATGGTTCAGTTGAAGAATGTGAGTTACCTTCATCGTCTGCATTTTGTATGCGTAACACAAAATTTATAAGTATAATGGGAGAACCAGTAACAAGTCATCGTGTTTATGGAGAATCGACTGTTTTTGAATATACATCTGTAAAGCAATTATCAAATATGTTAACACCTATGGAATTGTTTAAAACTGCAGCTACAACTAATTTTGTAGGACGTCAATTAAATCCATTTGCTACGATTAAGTTTGCATATACAGATGATATGTGGTTATGTTTTTATAACCAGATCCGGTCTATTTATAGATTTGGACGTGGTTCATTTCGTATGACTGCAATTATTAGTCAATCTGCTATACAAGCTACATCTTATATACGACCTGGAAATGATGATGCTTCGGCGTATTGGACAACTGTAACAACTGATCCTTTTATTGGAACTGCTAATAAGGCACCAATTTCTGGTGGTTTTCAATATTTTATGTCGACTATGTATATGCCAGCTGATATAGTTATACCGTACTATTCAACTGTACCTTGTATTCTATATAATTCGAATCAAACAGCACCACAACCTTTTTTGTCAACATCAAGTGCAGCTAACATAGTTTTTTCTAATCAAGCTACTGTTGGTTTGTCAATTATGTATTTTGGTGCAACAGCTGATGATTTTATTTTTGGCAGTCGTATTGGTATGCCGAAACTTAAACATGCCTAATTTCCTATTAATAATAGATCTTTTTGGAGTGCTATTGCTCCTCTTTCTGTGGAAAGAAATAATTCAAGACCTTATTTTATGAAGTCAACTTCAAATTTTATTTGCATAAGTCGAACACCGGAAAAAGAATGAGCACGGTAGTTCCGCCCTTTGGGTGCGTTATGAGACCTCAGAA